GCCTGCAGATATTGCCAAGATTTGTGAGTCTTGATCTGATACAAAGTTCAGTTGCCCTGGGTGCAGGTCAGCTTTGATGCGATCTAATAGTGCGTTGGCATCTTGCAACTGGTGTGCTTCACCGAGCTTTTGCAGGATGTTCCCTTCAGGAACAGCATCAAGAATTGACATCGCGTAAACACGCTTCACGCAGTCGCCCGCGTTTTTCTTCAATCAAGTGCATCGACGATACGGTGCAACAAGCCGTCACATCGTTGATCTTCATGCAGACACGATACATGCTGTCTTCTGTTGGTTCGTACCAAAACTCTTCATTCATGAGACAAGTTGAGCAAGACGTGCTGCTGTATTGATGCAGCCTAGGGCAACAGAAAGCTGCCCACGTTTGCGGGCTTCCATCTGTAAGGTGGACGACTGCGACAATAATTCAGCCACCATTTCGTAGCGTTCCATGTCCCAATCTTGCCGCATCAACTCCCGTGCTTTCTTGATGTAATTATCAGTTGCGCGAGGTGAGACACCCCAGTTTTCTGCCGCGTATCGTATGCAGTCGGACCGCTTGCCACCGTTAGCAAGGATGCGTGCACAGCGATTAGCACGTTCTATTGTTTGCTGAACAGTGCTTTTCGGTGTTGCCATTAACTAACCTCCTCTACCTAAAGATTAGCAGATAAAAACCATTGCTCTATTATCTGCAGAGCAATTCTTTGAATCATAAAAGGAGGGACTGACATCCCGCAAACATATACAGGGTCTAAATTCTTAAAATTATAGTCATCAGGGAAAGATTGTATTCTAATAATTTCAGACGGGCTTAAATGGCGAGGTTGCAACGGATGAGACGGTGGAGAACCAGAAACCAATGTAGGGGCTGGTGAGTTAAAACTTAAGCGATTCCATGTAAACCAACTGCCTTTTGCTGCTTTTGAGAAGGAATTTCCAGGCCTTGTATTAGACCAAAGCTTATACGCCTTAGGAGATAATTGCTTAGCGCCTAAAGGGCTTGTTCCTCTAAAGGCTTGTCTTACAGAAACAGAAGGCTCATTAAAAGATAATTTTAATGGAGGAAGATTAAGATTGCGGCGGCGAGCAATAAAGAAAGTTCGCTCACGTCTTTGGGGGACGCCCATTTTTGCAGAATTCAATAAAAATAATTGACATTCATATCCAGCATCGTAAAAGGAAGCAAAAATTTCCTTTACATATCCTTTTGCGTTGCCAATTATTAAACCTTTTACATTTTCAGCTAATACTACTTTGGGTTGCAGCTTATTGGCTGTATTAATAAAGTCAAAGAATAAATCATCAAGCCTTTGAATCGCTTGTCCTTCGCGAAAAGCGTGTTCAGAGCCCCATTTTTTTTCACGACTACCTGCCATAGAAAATACTGAGCAGGGCGGAGAACCATCTAAAATGTCTAAATTATCAGTTAAAGAGCTTGGTAGTTTAGTATTAGGAATTTTATTAAAATCTTTAACTGGCATTAAATAGCTATACTTAGGATAATGATTTGTTTTATAAATATCCATAATTTTAGGGTCAATCTCAACCCCGCCTAAAACATTAAATCCAGCCAACTTATAACCCATTGAAGAGCCACCGCCACAATGGAAGCAACTAAAAACATTAAAATTATTTTTTTGAATTTTTTTTAAGTCTTTAAGGGTCCAAGCTCCAGTGGTTGGTTTTAATAGTTCTTTTATAGGTATATTCATTATTTATTGTCCTCTTTGCTGTCAAATTCAAAACCACAACGTGGGCATTTATAGTTAAAATCTGAAAAAGAGTTAACATCTATCTCTGAGCTGTTATTGCTAGTAAGCTCTTTAACATCTGTTTCTTCTCCTAGGATTTCTGCTAGGTCTCCTTCTTCAAACCAAGGGGTGACATCGTGCTCTTCGCTGAGCTGATGCAGCATTTCTGCATCCCAGTCCGACAAGTCACTGGTGCGGTTATCTGCTAGGGCAAGACCTACCTTGTCGTGTTCTGACAAGCCGGTGCGTTTAACCGCAATGATCTCATTACCATCAGTTTCGATGATGCGGACATTTTTGATGCCTGCTGCCTTAGCACCTTCAATAGTGCCATTGCCTGCGAGGATACGGTTGTCTTCGTCGATAACGATGCTACGGGCTGCACCGTAACGCTTGAGTGATTCTTGAATCAGCTCAGCTGACTGGTTGGTGCGTTTGCGGGCGTTTTTGTGATCTTGCTTTAGATCATTGATGCTTGTCACACAATGAGATGCGGATTTAACGAAAATATAGCATCAGGTTTTAAGTTTGATGTAATTTTGCCAAAGGTTGGTGTAGGTGTCGTGGTGCGGGTGGGACTGGTTGTCCCTGCCATCTAGTTGATAAAGCAGCTCAAGGACGATGACACGATCAAGCATTGCATCAGTGTCCTGTGCACCAGGCAGTGCTGGTGTCGAGCAGTGTTGAGATAGGTCGTGGACCCATTCCTTGAAGTAGCTGGTGCTCATCAGGTTGTTGTGGGTTGTTGCGGTCGTGGTAAAGGGCAGTGTAGTAGTCGTCGTAGGTAGCGAGGATGCTACGCAGCTTTTTTTGATCCATTAGCGATGGCACAAATTGCAACGGCGGCAGCCTGTTCAGCTTGTTGAATCGTGAAAACACCGTGCAATCTTTTACGAATAGCGATGGCGACACGATGAAGAGCATCAACACTAAGACCGTGATCAGCAATGTTGCTGCGAATAATTTCGGCACGGCTTGTGTTGTTTTCTCTTGCGATTTGATCGAGGAGTTGAATGTCAGGTTCAGGCAAGCTGACTTTAATTTCCTTCATTTACTTCGTAGGCTGTGATCAAAAATGCCTTGATGCGTTCAAGGTCATTGCAGAAGGACTGTAGCAGATCTGCTGGGATTGCGCGTTGTTCTTCTATTGCGTTGTCTGAAATTGCAGCAGCAACTGCTTTGCTGTTGTCTAACAGATCTGCCAAGTGATCAACGACGGGATCTTGACGTTTGGAGGTGTTGAGAAGTGAAATCATTTTGCTGGTGGGAGGATGTTTTCAATGCGTAAAAGGTTCTTGTGACGTACACCGCGATAACCAGAAGGAAAATCACGCATGTGAACGTTCATGTTTGATCTAAAGCCTGGTGATGGTTCATCAAGTTGTTCAAGGGTGACATAACCCTTGTCAACCATGTAACGCAGTTTCAGGCGGACTGAGCTTACATCAAATGCTTTGGATTTCATCAGAACAGACCGTTAAGGATTGGGTTGGTGGTGGGCTGATCATCAAACCCACGATCAGCAGTAAAGACACGATGCGCTGGATGCTTCATGTCGGGCTCCTGTGCGGGGCTGTAAGCAGTCTGTTTTTTGGGTTGGAACACATCACCCCAACCTGATGCAATGGCGCGTTCTAGGGCCTCTTGGCGTTGCTGTGGTGTCCATTGCCGAAGCTTGTTGGTGATGCGTTTCAAGACCTGTGATGACCGCGTGCCTTTTTTAACCGACCAGAACTCAACCAGCAACTCAGAGCAGTCCGCTAGATCAGGTGGCACGGAACTGGTGGGCAAGACCTTGAGTCTGTTCGGATCCTTTTTCGGCGCTTGCGCCCCTTGGGTTTTACTTCTTGGGTTCTTGTTTATGGGTTCTTGTTTGTAGGTCGTTTTTGACCTAGGGGTTAGGTCGTTTTCGACCTGGGGGGTAGGTCGTTTTTGCACTGGGTTACCTAGGTCGTTTTCGACCTGGGTCAAATCTGACCTGGGTGAGACATCAGTTGGTGAGTCCGTTTTAACGAAGTACACCGTCGTAAATCCTGCGCGTGGCTGGGCTTCTATCCATTTGGTTTCTTTCAACCACGCAAGTGAACGCTGGATCACCTTTCGGCTTATGCCGGTTTCAGACCGGATAGTTTCAAGCGATGTCCAGCAGCCTTGCTCTGAATTCCAGCCATGACGGTGCAAGACGGCATAAACCGCCCATGTAGCAGCATCAGCCTGATCCATCAGCTTGTATGGGAGTGCAGCGAAACCGCTTGCACTAACTTTGCTCGGCATGTGCTAACCTCTGGTTGTTGAGCATGAACACGCAAGCCAGGGTTGCCGCCCTGGCTTTTTTTTGCGCGTTCTTTAGTTTACTGCGGATCAATGGCGTCGTAGTACGCCTTCACGGTTTGTTCATGCTGTGTAAATAGTGTTTTTAGGTAATGTGAATTCTGCAAATCTTCTGTGCGTGTTGTTTCACGCATGACGCCTGTTTCCCAGTAAAGAGTTTCTTCATGTTGTTTTTGTTGAGCGATAAAGTCTAGTGCAGCGCGTGTTTGATCACGGTCTTTGATTAGCGCAGCAAGTAACTGCAGGCGATGTTCAGGTGTCATTTTGTTGTGTTTGATTTAGTTTGTTTTTAATTGCCTCTCGGCACCAAACTGTTAAAGGTTGATCAGCAGATTTTGCTGCTGCTTTAACAGCTTTGAATAGCTCGCTTGTCATAGTGACAGTCGCATGGTGTCGTTTTTCGTTAGTCATTTGATTCAGTGAGCTTAGTGATGGCGGTCATCAGTTCAGCAGCCTTGGCCGGGCCAAGCACTTCAACGATGCGAATAGCGGCGTTGTTGAGATTGACTTCGGGGTTGATTTCATAACGCTTGCGCTTAGATACCAAGCCATGGTGCTGCGCTGCTGCATTGATCGAGCGATACTGCTTGCCCTTGCCAATCTTGTCCGCGATGTCTGCGTCCTTCTGAAGCAGTCGCCCCATCAGGTAACCGACGCTAGTCCCGCGAAAACTGTTATCCGGATAACGGTTTTTTGAGCCCGTGGGTCTACCGCCCTTGCTGCCAAGTTTTGGATAGATCGGTTGCTCGATCGCCTTTTCAAACTCAATCACACGCTTTTCGGCCTTAGCGACACTGCCGTAAAGACCTCCAAGCAACGCAATTAGTCTGGCGCGTGTCAGCGGATCTCCGTTAAAGCGCATTGTTGCAGCAGTCCACAAATGCCATTTTCCGTACTTTTCCTCTAACTCTTCCGGCAAAAACTGCCATGGCCTATTTTCGACCCAAGAATCAAGCGTTGATTCCCAGTCTTGCAGCCTGGCAGATTGCTGCGCCAGTAAAGCGACAGCAGCCCCTTGCAATTGAATCGCACGATCAGAAGTGGCGACACCGGCCTCCTCGACCGTCATTCTTTCAGCCGAATGAACGTTTTGATTACGCATCGGCTTTGGCTCCCATTTCTTTCAAAAGACGACGCATTTCAGTGTTCACCGCTTTGACAACATCAACGTCAACAGATTTCTTGTAATACTCTCCATTGAAGATCCGAGTGCCTTTGCGAGCATTGATTCTTCTGTACGCCTCTCCAAATGCATCACCCCAATTAGGTGCATCACTGCCGTCGATTCGGCATTGCAATCTTGCAATCTCTCTAGAAAGCTCAATGTTTTGTGATCGAAATCGTTGAACTTCTTTGCTTGGGTCATAAGGAGAAAACTTGAGGCTTTCAATTGATGCTTCTTGCACACCCAAGTGGGAATCAGTGATTCCGAGTTTGGAAACCAGCAAAGCCGCTTCGGGAATTGTTGTTGACGCCAAGCCGGATGAAGGAACTGTGTTGCTTACAAAGCTAAGAAAATGCTCCGCTCGATCGATGTCAGTACCTTCAGCCTCCAATCCATTTACATCGTCATATCTTGTGCTGCCAGCGCCTTCTACAAATGTTGGGTCTGACTTTGGTTCATATGGAAGGTAATTAGTGTCAATCAGTTCATCTTTATTTTCCTCTGCTGAGCCTTCTTGATCCTCGTAAATTCTTCTAAAAATCTCATTGCCTTTATTTTCATCAGGAGCAATCAAAGTGGCAACAGTAACTATCCCGCCGCCTATGTCAGCTTGTGCTGGGGTAGCACACCGGTTCCACCTTTGTTCACACGCGGCATCAGTGCGCACGTTAGAAAGATCCATGCATACTTTAATTCGCGGGCAATCGAGCCCAGCGCCAGCAGCTTGCTTGACAACGAGAAAATCACCTTGGCCATGTTCAGCAAATCTGCTGATACATTGAGCAAGAGCATCTCCTGAGCTGTCCATCGTTGCTCGTATGACCTGATAACCACGCTTTTCAAGCAAACGCGAAACCCGCTCCGCATGATTATCATCATTTGTGTTGTTTTGCGTGAAAACAATACAACCAGCGTTTGAAATATATTTTCTATATTCTCCGATTTTTTTCTCTGCTTCATCGATAAATTTATTGATAACATCTAGATTGCGAAGTGCCTTCGACAATGTGTTTTGTTGATCAGCAATAGACAATAAATGCAATGGCCCCTTGTCGGTTTTTATTTCCACCAAAGCACGCTGAACCCTACATAAATACTTGAGCTGCCATGCTTCTTTTCGATGAACTGCAAAGTGAGGTTTTAATTCAAAGTGCTTATATTCGCGTGAATACTTTTCAACTTTCAACCATTTGCAAGTGTTATCGCCTTCTTTCTCTTCTGGGTTTTCATCAACGACTTCTACCTTTGTAAATGTAGTTTCGTCTGCTTCTGACAAGCTTTGTTCAAAGCCTGGGATAGGCTCCCTGTCAGCGCGAATTGGCGTTCCTGTCATTGGCAAAACAAACGCGCCCGCATCTGCAGCGGCTTTCAAAGCAGGTCCCCAAGCTTTGTCTTCTGACTCGCTATAAAATTGCGCTTCATCTGCTATGACAACAGGAGGCTTAGGAAGTGAACGAATCCAATCCTGAAAAACAGTTGTATTGGCTGCTATTTTATGAACTGTTGAAGACAGAAAGATGCAGTTTGCTGGAATATCATTTATCGATGAAGGTACTTCGCCAATGCATGTCATCGCTGGCTGCAGTTGAGTTAGATTAGAAAAACCAACTCTTCCAATAAATGTGACCCAGCGGGACGAATCAAGAATTTGATCTCCTAAAAATCGCTGATGGCTTAAGAATAAAACACATGAAGAAAACGGATCGATCGTTCCTGCTTCAGTTTCAAGCCCATAAACACTTGCAAAAGTAAGAAAACGGGCCAGATCTGATTTGCCATAGCGAGTTGGCAAAACAATAGACGTGTAACGCTTACCTTCGGAAAAACGGCGGCAAGCAGTAAGGACACCTTCAATGTGTCCTCTTCTGTGCGGCCCCCCTGCGGGATCTTGAATAGTTTGATACTTCCATGTTTTGAGCCTTAATGGCTCTTGTTTGCTTGATTGCATAAAATAAAACCAGGCATTGCCTGGGGCGAAGAGTGTTCTGGCAGTGCTAGGGGCGGGAGAGGGTGAGAGCCTCCCGTTCCGCTTGCCTTAGATCCTAACTGATTTGCAGCAGATAACAACTAAATTTGCTAGCAGAATAAGAAGGTGATAGAGGTGATGAGCAATGTCTGCAGTTCATATCGCAGTCAACGGCATCGATCCAGCACCACAGGGCAGCAAGCGCCATGTAGGCGGTGGAAGGCTAATCGAAGCCAGCAAAAGGGTCAAGCCATGGCGGCAAGCTGTTGCAGCATCAGCACAGCAGCAGATGCGTGAGCAGAAATGCAGCCTGATCACTGGTGCTTGCAGCGTATCGGTTGAGTTTCGTTTCAAGAGACCTAAGTCTCATTTCACGACAAACGGCCAGCTCAAGGGCAACGCACCGGATCACTACATCGTGAAACGGAACGACATCGATAAAGCTTGCCGGTCAACGCTGGACGCGTTATCGGAGATTGTATTTGCCGATGACTGTCTCGTCGTGCGACTCATTGCAGACAAGCGGTATTGCTTCTTGCATGAACCACCTGGCGCACTGATCACTGTTGTGCCGGTTGAATAGGCTGCACATAACTGGTGGATGCAGGGGGGAGCGGGTGTATCTTTAGATCAGTTCAAACCAACGCACCATGAACTTCTGGACACCCGAACGCTGCAAGACCATTGACACCCTGATCTTGATGGACAACTCCTGTGAAATGTCGATGCAGGCAGAGCTCACCAACAACGCTTCCAGAAAAGTCCGTCTGCTGGAAAACGTTGAAATGATTCAAGCCGAACTTCGCTCCCGTGACTGATCATGATCACCGTGCCCCGCAAGCGGGGCACGAACCCGCACTAACCTTGCCACCCCGATGAAATTCACCACCGTCAAGCAAGTCAAAGAAGCCCTTTGGACTCAGCGTCAGCTTCTGATCGACAAGTACACCGAAGGCCAAGGTCGCCTGCCCAGCATTTATGCTGAGACCATGGACGGCAACCACGGTCGGATCTACCACTTGACTATTGCGGTCAAGAATGCTGACGGCACTTATACGTTTGCACATCCTTTTGAAGAGTTCACCACTTGGATTCAGGGTGGACTGCCAAAGTGCGAATTGTTGGATTGGGCTAATGAAACCTTTAAGTGATTTCTTAATTAACATTCTTTTTCCTGATGAGCCTTTAATTGATGATCACCATCATCCGCAAGCAGCGCCCGGTTCTTCCGGGCGAACTGCTCCCACCAGCACCACTAGTACACAAAAAACCGGCCCCACAACTTCCGCGCATCAAATGATTTTTCCCGACGTCACCACCGCTGATCTATCTGAATTCATGGATGACCTGCACGCCAACGGTCAACAGCTTCAAGATCAAGAACCCAAAACGATTTATTACATCCAAGCATTCATCGGCAACAAAGCTCAATGGGATGAATACGCAATGGATGAAGAAGAACGCGACGCCTTAGTGAAACAAGCTATTGATGCAGGCTTTACTTTTATCGTCGAGACGGAGCTGTATTAGTTGCGGACTAGGACCGACTCACGCATCCGCATCCCTTAACCCTGATCCGCTGCAGGGCAACATCTGCACTCTGTATTGAGTACCCGATTATTTTAACCATGCGTAACACCATCATCGTTGTAATCTTCATCACATTGTTCGGTAGTGCTGCTTGGTATTCGCTAACGCAGACACTGGATGACTTAACTCAGAAGGACTGTCAAGCTGGTGTAGTCAAGGCTTGCGAAGTACTTGCAGGGTCAAGATGACCGTGTTACCCTTCGTTGGCCTAGGCATCCACTCAATGGTTTCTAATGCTGAATATCATGCCGATCCAGCAATCTCAGCATCACATCTTCACGCCATCTCAAGAAGCCCACAAACTTACTACAAGCGATTCATCGATCCTAACCGGCCTCCTTCAAAGCAAACTCCTGCTCTCATCCTTGGTTCTTTTGTTCACACTGTTGTTCTGGAACGTCACACTGTTACTGATCGATATCAGATCAGTTCTGCACGTCGCGGAACCAAGGCTCACTCTGAACTGATAGACAAAGGCATTGAACCCGTAACGCAGGCTCAATGGGATCAAGCACACGCCATGTGTGATGCTGTTCGCAATCACCCTGAAGCTGCTTGGTTGTTATCAGATGGCAAGGCTGAGCAATCAGTCTGGTGGGATGATGAACAGTTTGATATGCGTTGTAAATGCCGTCCTGACTGGTGGAACGGTGATATCGTGATTGACCTGAAAACAACGCAGGACGCAAGCCCGCGCGGTTTTGCAAAGTCCGTCGCCAACTTCAGGTATCACGTCCAGCAGATGCACTATCTGCGCGGAACCAATGCAGCACGGTTTATCTTCATCGCTGTTGAGAAGGAATACCCATTCGCCGTGGGTGTGTACGAACTTGACAACGACGCTTGTGGTGTTGGTGAGGAGTTACGGCAACGTGACATGCAACGCATCAAGACCTGCAAGAAACGCGATGAATGGCCTGGCTACAGCAACGACATCTCAAGCCTGTCGCTGCCACCGTATGCCACCAATGTTGAATTCTCTTCTTATGACTTCTGATGTCTGAACTAACCAAAGCACTGATCGGCTTCCATAAAGCCGTTGACAAAATTGAAAAGAACGCCCGCGCCAATTACGGCAAGTTTGCTGACCTTGCCAATGTGTTGTCTACGGTGACACCTGCACTACATGCAAACGGACTGGCAATCACTCAAACATTCCTTGAGGATTCACTGGTCACAACACTGCATCATGTCAGTGGCGAAACAATTCATGGCACTTGCAAGCTAGTTGTTTGCGAAGGCAGGAATATAACCCAAGAGTGGGGCAAGGCTGTAACTTTCCAACGAAGATACAGCATTGTAAGTCTGCTGGGGCTTGTGGCAGACATGGATATTGATGATGTCCCGGATCTGCCGCCATCAGTAAAGACAGCATCAGCACCAGTCAAGCCAGCCAACGTGCAAAAGGCTGTGATGTCTCAAGCGTTTCAAGCTGGACAAAAGGCGATCAAAGCAGCCAAAACGTTGGATTCATTGTCGGATCTCAGCAAGCGTGTTGCCGATCGCTTTGAAAAGGACGACCTGACGAAACAAGAGTACGACGACTTGCTCAAACTGCTGCTCGACAAAGAATCTGAACTTAAGCCCTGATGCACGACACTGACGACATCAACACTTTTCTCACTACCGAAGACCTTGCCGTTCGCTATGACCTAAAACCAGACACCATCAAGCGTTGGCGCGTTCGTGGTCGTGGCCCAACCTTTTACAAGGCTGGTCAAATCGCCATTGACCCTAGAACACCACGCATCCGTTACAAGCTCGCAGACGTACTCGCCTGGGAGCAATCCAACAACATCACACCCATCAACTGACATGCTGAACATCACTGCACACGGCAACATCGGCAAGGATCCTGAGCTGAAGACCGTTGGTCAAAATCAAGTCGCTAGCTTCTCGCTAGCTGCCCGTACCGGTAAAGATGAAACCACATGGCTGAACTGTGCTGTATGGGGCAAACGTGCCCAAACTGCTGCTGAATACCTCCACAAAGGTGCAAAGATCACGATTGCTGGGCAGGGCAAACTCAACAGCTACACCGCACAAGACGGCACAGAACGCCAAAGCCTAAACGTCAACGTGACTGACTTTACACTGCCAGCTCGTCAAGCCGAAACATCAAACGAAAACATTCCGTTCTGATCGCTAGACCACAACTGATAAAGCTGTTACCCTTTGCCGGTGACAGCTTCTTTATGGCGGAATCTTTTCAACTGTACCTGAATGAGATTGGTCGTTACCCACTGTTGACAGCAGACCAAGAAATTGACCTTTCACGGCGCATCTTTAAATTCATTGAACTGCGTGATGCAGAAGGTGAGCGCACAAAAGAAGAAAAGCGTTTGATGCGTCAAGGCCAACGCGCAAAGGACAAACTGATCAAATCAAACCTGCGGTTAGTGGTGAGTGTTGCCAAGAAGTATCTCCGCAAGGTTGACGGCACAAGTCTGGAGCTGTGCGACCTGATTCAAGAAGGTTGCATGGGGCTTGATCGTGCAGCAGAAAAATATGATGGTGCACGCGGCTACAAATTCAGCACCTATGCTTATTGGTGGATCAGGCAAGCGATCAGTAGGGCGATTGATCAGCAGGTCAGGATGATTCGCATCCCTACTAATACATTGGAGAACATCAATAAGCTAGGACGTTATACCACAGAGTTTCTGCAAATTTATAATCGTAAGCCAACAATAGAAGAAATGATGGAATTCACGGGACGACCAAGGGCTGAAGTCATGATGTGGATTGAACGCATCGCAAGACATACAAGCCTTGATAAGTTATGCCATGAAGATGGTTCACCATTGATTGGTCAAATTCCTGATATAAATATCAACCTTGACGCCTTGAATGAATGTATCAAAAGTGAAGAACTTGAAAAGCTGGAATCTGCTCTTGGCAAGTTGAATGATCGTGAATACGAAATTATTTCACGATATTATTTCAGTGCCGCCAAGAGCGGAAAAGACGAAACATTCGCCAACATTGCCAATGAGCTTGGGATTTCACGCGAACGCACAAGACAAATTAAAGAACGTGCGCTGACAAAACTACGGCTTCACACGCGCAAATAACTGCTGCCACCACGGCAAGCGTTGTTCAGATGTTAACTCGACTTCATCAATGATTTCAAGTTCCATGATCCGCTTCAACGCTTGCTGTAGTAATTTTTGCTGATGGTGATTTTGTCTGATTAGTGTTCCACATAACTTGGCAATGGCTTCTGTATCAGTGTGATCATGCACGGCCCTTACTTGACGCTCTAGCATGAGTTGCTCCTCCAATGGGAGCTGAACAACCATCCACTGAGACCAACTCATGAATAACAATGCTTTTGCGAAGGATAGCGCTTACAGCGCACCAAAACTAGATGTGATTGAAACAAAAAATGGAAAACTTTATCGGGTCACATATGCTGGAATGACACGCGAGCACATTCAAGAATGGCAAGCACGCTGCTGGTTTGAGCAGGTGCTAGATATGTGGCGTCATCGCGTCAAGCTGTCTGCGGCCCGACAATATCTGGCATCGCAGTCAAGTGATCGTTGTAATGGCCGACAGTAAGATAGCTATTGTTCCAGCCATTCTTCAATGTATCGCTCACGGCATTCAGTCCAGTAATAACGAGTTCTAAACCACTCTTTCCATTCCTTACCGCTTTTGTTGCTATTACAGCCGAAACAAGCAGCGATCAAATTGCTCCTTGTTGTTTGCCCGCCAGCATGACGTGGGATGACATGATCTAATGTTGTATTATGTTCATTCAACATTTCACCGCAATATGCACAACAATAACCCCAGCTAATTAAGATTGAATCACGGAAGCGCATTTTTGCTTGCTTCCTTGGTATTAACTCCGTCTCAAAAATCTGATGGTCTTGATTCTCATCGTAATGAGTCAAGATCTTCAGAGCAGCTACTTTATTCTAGCTCTAGTTGTCGTCTCATGATGGAAATCAATTTAGACGAATAATCAGGATCAGTAGCGTAACCTTCAACCCTCAATAGTGTTGCACATTGTTCGACAGTTGATGCACGATTAACGCCTTTATATGTCCTATAGTCTTTGTACCATTTGTCAACTAAGTCAACAATACAATCCATTGGTGTCGCAAAATCTTTGAACTCATCTTTAATTATGACAGGACCGTTGCCATAGTCTTCCCATGTCGTTTTAATTGTACCCTTACCCTTGATGCCAAAATAATTATTTTGTCCGCTAGTGTGCTTACCCCATGCTGATTCAAGTGCCCACTGTGCAGCAACGCATTCGGGAAACTTAGCGCCAGCCTTTTCAGCGCAGTTGTAAATTCCGTACCAGCTATTGTCAAATGTCGCTGGCTTTACCGCAGGTGCTGACTTCCAGGTTTGATACCATTCACTGTCACGCTGCAGAATGCTTGGATCAAGTGCATTGATCTCGTACTCCAGCATTTCAATCGCAGCGCTCTGATGTCCAAGCTGCTTGTAATATTTAAATAGGTTAATCAGTCGGATCGGTTTCGTGCTCATCGTTCCAGTGATAATGAATGCTAAGTGGTGGACCTAAGCCCGTTGTGTCTTCACCATCATGATGAACAATCACGGTGCTTAGTTTGTTGTTCCGTTGTGCTGCGTGCCAATCTTCGATTTCAACGTCCAGACGCGGCCGTAAAGTCGCATTGAACTTAAAATCGCGGGCAGCTTGATTTAGGTGGTCCGTCCAGTGCTTATCACCGAAACGTACCAGCCATTTGATGTCGTCTGGAACACCAATTACTTTTTTGGGAACACCTTCAACAGAACTTCCATCACGATTTGGATGATGCTGTTGCTGCGGAGTGGTGACAGTGCGATGATTTCAGATGCAGCAGCCAAAGCCACACTGATCATTGCGATTGTTGCGGGATCCATTGAGAAAAATGGTTGCACAAAAGTATTCTAATGGTTCTTTTCCAAAACCCTTAGCCGCAATTCATGGTCATCCAGTCTTTCTTTATGATCTGTTCGCAGAGCGACGATCTGCTCAAGCACGATTTCAACGCGGGCTTCAATGGCTGCATGGCGTTTATCAAGTCGCCACAGCGCACCAACGCCTGCTGAGATGATGACGGTAGCGATGCCGGAGAATAAATCCACGGCAGGTTCTCCAGCGATCTGCTCTTATTTTAACTGACCATGTTCAAGCAAGTCCTGCGCTACCGGCTGAGAAGATCAAAGTGTCTTCACCTGTATCAACTTCTTCATCTGTATTAACTTCTTCGTCGTTTAAAACAACAGGTTGATCAGGGTTCGGTGTCCACACGTTATAACTGCTGCCTTCGATGTATTGCTGCAATGCCTGCACCCTGCCAAAATCTGCATGTGGTGCGGTGTCACCAACATCAGCAGTGGCTTCAATAGCAGTCACCATCGCTGCACACTCAGTTCTGATGGTGGAACGCCATGTGCTCCAGGGTGATGCAGCATAAGCAGTCTTGGCAGCCGCGAAGCTACTGTTTTCGTCTTGCAGCTTGGGCCACAGGTAATCAGACGGCTGCAGCAGCTCATACGCCGTATTCTTGGTTTGAGCGATCCAAAGGGTTTTGAGTTCGGTGTAGGTCTTAGGAATCAGGTTGCCGTCTGCGTCGTAACCCCAATAAAACTTTTGATTCCAAGATCGGGTGTTGTCGTTTTCCCAAACGATGCCAAGGGTTGCACGGTCTTGTGCAGTGCTCAAACGTAACCAGTTGGCAGGATACTGGATGCCATTGTGCTCCCAAGGCACATCAAGCTGAAGCGTTCTGTCACCGAGCTTGTAAGGCATGACCGTTAGGGCAATAGTTGAAGTTTAACGCGCACGGGCGGTTTTGAAAGGATGCTCAGCATAGGCAACAAACAGGAAGTTGTAACCAGTGTAGTTAGATCCAGAATCGGCAACACCACGCGGAACGAAACCATTGCTTAAAAAATCAAACTGATTGTTGTTAACACTATTCACTTCAGCACTTGCCTCGTTAGGAGCTAAATAGTCATCAGCAGGGTTAAACGAATTTCTTTCTGAGTCGTAAAGCTGCCAACCGCTAGCCAAATCGTATGGCTTAATAAGCAAAAAGCGTGGCCTAAAACCACAATAAACGAATGGAAAGTTTTGAGATCCTACGTAGCTACCAAACGCGCTATACCCCTCGACAGGTGCCCACGCGTAGCAAATTATGCCTTGCCCAGTAGCATTAACTTCAGCGGTGTTGTTTAGGGTAATAACAGAACTGGTCGGCGCAGTATTGTTCAAAAAGCTATTCGCTATAGCATTATGAGTGCGGTCTAATGTCAGGTATTTTGTGTGACCAGGGGATTTGTGATAAACGTACCAGTTACCAGCTCCCTCGTCTCTGTTCTTAAATACCAGCCACTCAGGCGCACTGTTTAACCCGTGCCCGATCGTTGCCCCTACTGTTGCGTTACCTGTGTATCCAATAATCGAAAACCCAGCAGAAGGATTGGCGCGGACATTAGTTGTAATGCTGCCATCACTATTGCTAGACGTTGACGATCCACCGTCCCAAGCCCAGCCAACATAAGTAAAACCGCTTTGGTTGACTTGTGCATTTGAAGCGTTACTCCCAACAGTAAATCCATCAGAGTTAAATGCCGTCAGCGAATTGCTTTCAGTCAGTTCCACATTAGAGTTATTGCTCTTAATCACTTTTGTCGTTCCACGCACAATGTCAAACAAGTTATGACCATCGGTCTGGTTTCTTGCTTTAATCCAGACTAAATCAGGGCCGTGATTGATACCTGTTATGGCACGGCCATTCGTTCCATCACCGGAATAAGTAACCACATCCATCGCCGTCGAACCATCGGCAATCGTTGGGTCGTCGAAAGAAGTGGTTACGAGCGGGAGGTGGTCTGTTGGTGGCGTGTACGTAAATGGACGTTGACCTGCGTTTAATTTAAATGATGCAGAGTTTGTGTCGTTATTGACGGCAGGTGACACCAAGGCACCGGCTAAAGATGAGGTATTTGCTTGCCCTTGGTCAGAGCCATTGATATAGAAACGCACGTTGCCGTTATCCATATCTAGACCAATGCCAATGATGTCGCCGTCTGAATAAGCACTGCCATAGCTTGTATTGCTAAAGCTGCCGCCTAAGCCTCCGCTATACAATCCGCCAGTACCTTGATACATATAACAACCACCTGCGGTTCCATATGCTCTATTTGCATGAGTTTCATTTAAATCAACAATACCAACCATGCAGGAGCCATTACCTCCACCGTTAGCTTCAATTTCGCAATACCATTTGCCAGAGGTAAATCCCATTGTCAAGTTCGCAAACACAGCTACGCCTGCGTTTGTTGCTTCTAAATTGCCGTTTGCAAATGTATTGCTTGAGTGCGAGTCTATAGGCGAAAACGTGGCATAGTTGCCGCCATTATTTCCTGATGCGGCAATGTAATTCGTCGGCGTGTCGATCAGGCTGTCGATGCCTTCCGCACCATAAGCCTCAAGATTGAAGGTTGTTGTTGTTCCAGAGCCGTTTGGAATACCTGTACCTAATGGAAGATCCCAGTACTTAACGCTTGCTGAACTTGAATTAGTAAAAGTAATGCCAGTTGTACCGCTTATGAAAATATAAGCAGCTGTTAGGCTGACACTGGTAGAGCTTTGACCCCTATATGTCCAGCTAATACCATCAGAAGAGTCCCATATAAAGTTCCCAGCCGCAACGGTAATTGATTGGCCTGATGTTCCCTTGAAGTAAAAACTACGATTAGTGCTACTAAGGCTGATGTTTCCAGTTGTCGTGACGCCTGGCTTGTCAACGGATAGGTTGTTAACCGTCCAAGTATTACCGTTGCCGCTGCTATCCGTTCCAAGCGCAGCGTTTGATGAATTATCAGCAAATTTCAAATAAAATCCATTTGTGCCATACGTTCCAGAGTATTCCTTCGGCTGCCACAAATTGTTGCTGTCAAACTCACCGAAGTCAGTCGGCTCAAGTTGCTGACCATCTACAAAATGCACCTCAGCCAGATACATATTTGAATAAGCAGTTGCTGCCGTTTGCCTGCCTATCCTGTGCTCAACCGTAGAATTTATTGATAGATCGGTGTTTTGAGTAATTGAGCTACGCTGATCAACCGCAAAATCAGTTACCTCTTCTCCATTAACATAGAATTTAATTCGGTTAGTTGCTGTTGCCTGTGTAGTATCAATCGCAACGACAAAATGATACCAAGCCGATGGATCTCTAAGTTTTCGCGTAGGCTGAATGTAGCCTTGATTTGTTTCAACGTAAAGGGTTGGCCCAGCAAAGTAAAATTGAAAATAAGGGCTAGATCCTGCCGCCAAGATATGAGTTTGAGCTGTTCCAGAAACAACTACCTGCTTGACCCAGCCTGACCATGTAAAAGTTTTAGAGTTGCCTGCCGATGATGGAGTTCTATTTAGATACGCACTATCAGCGCTGTTGAAACGCAAGCTACGGTCAATCTGGAACTCTGCAGCAGCAGCCGCTGATGTCAAAAACAGCGGGCTTGCACTTCCAGGAATACTCATGAGACGTTCAGCAGTGAAGTGACCGTAATACGGGTCGCACTCTCCACATAGTAGGCAAGAACGTCAACAGCACTAGCCGTCGTCGTCAAAGTCGGTGCCGTCCCACCAGCAAACTTGTAGATCGAGTTATACGCAAGTGTTCTAGAGCCTGTACCGTCCTGCGTGACCACGATTACACCAGACTGACCAGCTGTTGTATTTGTTGGAGCGCCTAGCGTCCTGTTGCCCCCAAGCGTCACGCTGAAGTTATTGCCCAAGCTCAGGTCAACAGCAATAGTTGCCGCATCGGTCAACGAAACAACGTCACCACGCTGCGCCTTCGTAAAGCTCTGAGCAACAGCAAGACCAGCAACAGTTGTCGTTGCATCAGGCAACGTGACGGTAACGTCAGAAGTCGGGTTACAAGTCAGCGTCAACTCATGTGCGTCAGCAGACGTGCCTTCCATCACGATGTTGTCGTTGAATGTCGCAACACCATCTACCTGCAACGTCGAATCAAGCGTCACCGCACCAGTAACATCCAGCGTTCCAGGGATATCGATATTGCTGGTAAACTCAACGTCACTGCCGTTAGAAGCTGTTTGCAGCAGTTGACGGGCACTACCGTTTGCAAGCTTGCTTACTGCAATCTCTGCAGTCGTGCTGATGTCTGCGTTAGCAATCGTTGCAT